GGTGTAGGTTGGAACATTTAAAACACCTGATGATAATGTGCTTGAACCGCTGTTTCCTGTTACAGTTAAAGATGTAAATGTTGCTGCTGATGGTGTAGGAATATTTAAAACATTAGATACTAAGGTTGCTGCACCGCTTCCAGTTGTAGTTAAACTAGTTATTCGATTCGTATAAGCTGTATCCCAATTAGTTTGGGAAGTTGAAGTTGGAATTGAATAGCCAGAAGTTAAACTAAATACACCTGTTCCAGAAGTATAAGTTAAGCCTGTAGCAGTTGATGAAATTGAATTTCTTGCATCAGAAACGGTAAATTGAGTTATTAAACTTGAAACAGTAAAATCTGGATAAGTTCCAGTTGCGGAAATCCCTGTACCGCTATTTATTTTAACTGTTTGATCTGGTGCAGAATTTGTAACAGTAACAGCACCTGTTGTTTTATCTACACTAATACCAGTTCCAGAAGTAATAGAAGAAACTCCAGCAGTTGAATCTGATTTCCAAGAAAGATTTCCAGATCCATCTGTTGAAAGAAGTTGTCCAGAAGTTCCGTTTGAATTAGGAAGAACTAAATTTAATGATGTTGTTAATGATGGAGCTTTTATAGAAACAGATTCTGTACCTTCACCATTACTTTCAACGATTATAATTTCGCCCAAAGATATTTGGTTTACACTTGTTTTGTTATTGATCTTTATTGGCATAAATATTCCTTAAACAATGTAAACACTAAAGTAATAAGATGACATTGAAGAAGTGCTGAGAAATGTAAACACTACTGATTGACCAGAAGTTATAGACATTGAACCAGAATTACTGTTAGTTCCGTTAATAACTCCAAGAGGACTTCCATTAACAAACATATTACCTGAAATTCCAGCACCCATCATATCTGAAGTTGAATAATAATAATAAAGAGTTCCTGAAATTCCTGTATTAAATGTTAAGTCTGAAGAACCTGAAATAGAATCGTAATTAACATTTCCCTGCAAAGGATCTCCAGAACTTCCTCCAGTTCCAATGTAACTACCACCGCCACCGGATTGACTAACATATATAAATGGTGTAGGTGTTGGGGTTGGTGTAGGTGTCGGTGTAGGTGTAGGTGTAGGTGTAGGTGTAGGGGTTGGTGTAGGGGTAGGGGTAGGTGTAGGTGTAGGTGTGGGTGTAGGTGTAGGTGTAGGTGTGGGTGTAGGTGTGGGTGTAGGTGTGGGTGTAGGGGTTGGTGTAGGGGTTGGTGTAGGGGTTGGTGTAGGTGTAGGTGTTGGTGAAGGAGAATCATTGGTACAAATTAATAGGTCAACTTGACCACACCAATCAACTTCCATTCCGTTTTGACCCGTTGCAATAAAGCTTAATGCACCATCAATAGGATCAGCTTGAGCAACTATAGCCCAAGAATTATCTTGGGCAATAGTGGTATAAATTGGACTTCCTACCATAGCTGTAGTAGAAGCTAAAACACCCCGATCAATGCAACCTTCAATTTTAAATGCTGCACTATTATCAGTTGCACCTACTTGCCTTGCTGCAATCAAAGCAATAAAAAGAACTGTTGAATTTGCAGGGATTGCAATTTGCGTGTTATCGTCTTGAAGCAAATATAATGGAGTATCATCAATCGAATTACCACCAATAACTTTTGTCGATGGAGGCAAAGGGTTAATAGGAGTTGTGCTTACACTAGTTATTTGACCAAACGAATTTACAGTAACGACTGGAATTGTAATTGAATTTCCGTATATTCCTGCAATAACACCTGAAGATGCAAGATTAACTGAAAGAAATCCATCTGAAGTAATTGGTGTTGAACTTACAGATAATGTTGATGAGGTTAATCCAACTGAAGTAACTGTACCAATACCACTTCCTGGAGTTCCAACAGTAATGTTTGTTGCTGATGTTATTCTACCATCTGAACCAATTGTAATTTGCGGTATAGAGGCATTACTACCGTATACACCCGATGTCACTCCTGTTGGGCCAGTTTCAACCGTAATATTTCCGTTGGTTGTTCTTGGTGAATTAGTAACGGTTAAACTAGACGAAAGAATACCCACAGATGTCAATCCTTGGGTTGGAATTGAAATCGATGCTGTAGTTGCGTTTGTGATCTGTCCTTTTGCATTAACTGTAACAACAGGTATTTGTGTTGATGAACCATAAACACCAGAAGATACGCCTGTTGTTGCAAGGTTGGCAACTATAGTTCCTGATGAAGTTACAGGTGAACCAGATATAGCAAAATCACTTGATGTCATTGAAACTGAATTAACAGATCCAACAGCACCTCCTGTAACTACCTGAAGAGGTGAAGCAGCAGTTCCATCTCCAGTTAGAGTATTGTTATGAGATACAGCGGTTAAGTATTTTGAAGAAATATCAGGGATGTCTGCTGCATTGATTGTTCTAAATGAAGGCAATCCAGAACCACTTACTGGCCCAGCAAGAAAAGTATTAGCACCAGTAGAAATAAAATTTAAATCAAATGTTCCATTAGTCGTAATTGGACTACCTGTTACCGTAAACACATTGGATTGTGCAGTAAGTCCTATAGATAAAGATGATGGAGTAAAACTAACATATCTAAAAACAGCTATGTTGCTGTCATCTAAAACAGTAACAGTAGAAACAGGGTCAGACAGGGTAGGAATAACCTGTGGAGCAGAAATTGTAACTCCAACAGGGTCTTCCAATACAGTTACTCTAGCGAAAATATCTGTTGCCATGATGCTCCTTACGGTACTGGTCTAGTGACTTCGGGAGAAACCGTAAAGCTGCCTTGAACAAGCCTAATAACATCAGCACCAGTCTGAATTTCAAGGTCGTATTTATAAGCACCAGTTGGCAATGCTTCTGTATCATCTGCAATAATATCAAGCGTAATGGTGTTATTGAGAAGAGTTATTCTTCCGTTTTCCGTAGTTAATTCAATAATGATTACTGGAGATAAAACTGTAGGTCGAACTTGCATTCTTGCAGTAGAAGAAGTGTAATCGGGTTCGGTGTTGTCAGCGTTTACAACGGATATATTACGCTGAAAAGTCGCACCCTGTTCGCAAATTATGTTGTAGGTTCCCGCTAGCATATAACACCTCTTATGGTACTGGAACATCATTCATTTTATACGGTAATGCGTTAAACATCAACTCAAAAGGATAACTTCCATAGATCGGTTTTTTCCTAAGATTTGGTTCTGGAAGCGGGGATGAATCTTCTGATATTACTGGATAATACCTTTTATTTACATTGGTCATTGCTAAATTATGACCAGCATTAATATAACTCAAATTGTCTGGATTTATAATCCCTGCTGGTTCACTAGGATAAGGATCGCCATTAACATCTGTTGAAAAAATAGGTATATAAAGAAAATTAAAGGTTATATCGGTGTAAAGAAGAGACTCTAAGGTAGGAAGATCAGCCAAATCACTTAAATTATACGATATAACATCAAACTGATTTCTTATTTTTTGAGTATTTGTAAAACCAGTAAAAAGCAATTCCCCTGGTTCAAAACCATAAAAATAATTTTGATTAACTCTTCCTAGTGCTTCATAAATGTTTGTTGAAGCATCATTAGTGGGATCAACAAATTCATAAGGAACTTGAAACCATGTTAATTTAAATACAACTTTGGGGATTAATGTTTTACCATAAAAACCTACAATCGTTTGACCATTAACCTGTTCTACATCAGAATCAAATTTATATGCACCACCCTTCATTGTCAAATATTCGGCAGAAGACTCCGTTGTATATGTTGAAAATCTTCTATATTCTCTAATTGGATTTCCAACAGCAACACCTTGACTGCCATCATCCATGTAATATGTTCCATCACCTCCGTCTATTCTGTATACACCCTCATATTCTTCATTAAGCTTATCTATTGCAGCATCACTAACAACTAAGTATGGTTTTGTTGCAAATTCAACAACTACTTCGTATTTGTCATATACCACATAATAAGGTGGAATATATTGCCAAGAGGCAGATGCGTTTGTATCCCAAGAAAGCAAATCAGAATCTGGTTCAGTATTTTTTCTTTCTAATCCAATACCTTTTATGCTTGATATTCTATCTGCATAAAGCCAACGAAATTGAGGATGAGTCATAGGTGGAGTTCTTATTAAAGAACCATCAGTTGTATTTATTTTCGTATCGCCTAAAGCCTGTTGACAAAACAACGCTAATGGGTTTTCTGGATTTAAATCCATCCCAGGCCCATTTATGATGTATGTTAATGTTGCTCTACTATCACCTTCTATAGATAAAGAAGAAACCCCTGGAGATATGCTAGCTATTTTTTCTGATATATCACCTTCTGTCCAAAGATCCGGCTGGTTAAAAGGTACTGATGGCATTTATATCTCCTTGGTTTTTAAACCGTTCCTAATTGAACTTGTTCTTGTTTGCTTAAAGCACCAGGTATTTTACCTTGTATCTGAACAGGTGGTGTAGTTTGTGGTTTATTATCTTTAGCTTTTTTCATTCCTTCTGCAAAAGCATCTGCCAATGCATTCTTGTCTAATTTATTAGAAATATCGCCAAGCATATCTTCTTGAGTCTTTTGGCCAGATGCTGCCATCATTGCATTTTTTCTCACTTCGTCACCAACTCCAGCGATTGATGTTGATGAAACTTCTCTTACTGCTGCACCAACAGAAGATCCTTTTTTTATCCTATCTTGTTCTGCTGGTTTACCTTGCTTAAGACTTTCACCTGACTTTGATATCGCTTCTCCACCTTTAGCAATGCTTTTTCCAACATCTCCCATAAGAGGTATATACGATATCACTTTCCCAAGACCTTGGATAATTAATCCAACTATGTTTACAAATGCTCCAAGTAAAGTTTGAATTATTCCAAGAGTTGTTTTTATAACAAGTGTTAATGCATCAAACGCAAAACTAAGAGTTGCCATAGCTACAGATACAATTGGTGATGCAAGTACTCCAATCGTTTGAACTAATGCTGATGAAAACGCAGCTATAAATTCTATTATCGGTTTTAATACATTTGAAACTCCAACAACTATAGTGGCTAATGCGTTGAATACTGGGCCAATCACACTATATACAACTGCACCTAAATCCATTAAAGGAGATGCAATATTATCAAATGCAACAGCAGATTTATTTATTGATGGAGCTAATTTTTTCATCGAATAATCTACATAGTCTGCATACTTTCTAAGCAATGGAGAAAGGTATTCAACCGCTGGTATTAACGATCTCCCTATAACACCACTAAGATCGTTCATTACTATTTCAAGCTTTTGCATTAAAGCTGGATTTGCTTTTGCAACCATTGGGCCAAAAATAGCAAGTGCTTGATTAGCTATTTTAACAGATTGTGTAACGCTGTTAAATGCAACACCTAATGCAGCGGATGCTGCACCAGCAAGAGTAAGTGATTTTGCGGATTTTATTATAGAAGAAACAGTACCACCAATGTTTACAATTGCTGCTGCAATCGTTCCACCAACTGAACCGCCAGAAGCATAATAACCAACTCCGCTAGAACCTCCTCCTCCAATTGAACCGCCAGAAGAACGATATTCAGTTTTTGGTGCATCTTTCCCTTGTTTGTACTGACTAATAACTGACTTTAAAAAACTTCCAGAAATGTTGTCTCCAAGTTTCCTTTTGTTTTTCCCGCTGTTTATTGATTCAAGTTGCTTTTTGTTTTCTGGATCTTGAGAAGCCTTTTTATTTACAACGAACTCACCTGGAGTAAGCATTGCTGGTTGGGTATCTGTACCCTTTGGCTTCATTGGATTAGAAGCATCACCACCACCAGCAAGGTAAGAAACATCATTGTCAAGCTGTTCTTTTGGTTGCTTATATCCAATACCCTTGGCCATCATCTTTAAGCCATAGTTAACCAATGGGCCTCTAAACAATGGTGAAAAGCTTTGAAACCCAGCAATCATAGAATCCAATTCTTTTTTGGTTCTCTGATTGGCTTGTTCAAGCTGTTTAGCAGCTTGTTCTTGCTGTTTAATTAAATCATTTGCAGCTTTTGAAGATTCTTGTGCTTCTTTTTCTTGTTTTTTTCTAAAGTAATCTCTTAATACTTTTTCTGCTTTAGCTGCATCTTCTTCTGCTTTTTCTTTTCTTTTTGCTGCATCTTCAATAGCTTTGGCAGCAGCATCTGATGCAGCAGCAATCGCTTGTGCTGCTGCATCAGCAGTAAATTTTTCGTCATTTTCAAAAAGCTTTTTAGGAGGCCCAACAAAAGCCTTTGTTCCTTCTTTTCCAAGTTTTTTTACTTCTTCTTCGTCTTTTTGTCTTTTTTGATCCCTATTAAATAAATCTTTTGATGGGCCTACAAACTCAGGCCCAGTAGGAAGAACTTTCTTTCTTTCGTTTTCTTCAAAGTCTTTTTTTAAAGGCCCAACAAATTCTTTAGTTCCTTCTTTACCGGCTTTTTCAACTTTCTTTTCTTCTGCTTTTCTAGCATTATCAATGTCTGCTACAGTATCCCTAACACCAGAAATCATCTTAGACCAAGCATCTCCGGTTTGATTGATGCCTTCAATCAAAGAAGAAATTTTTACTGGTCTAACTTTTTCCTGTCTTTTTTCTATCTCTTTTTCTCTGGCCTTTTCTTTTACTATTCTTTCTTTTTCTTGAGGATCAATTGTTTTTTTAGGCTCTTTTGCCGCCTTTGGTTCTTTTGGTGGCTTTGCTTCTTTGACTGGTTTTGGCTTTAATGCCTCTTCTAAACGCAAAGCAATTATTTTTGCTTGATCCCTTAACTTCTGACTTCTAAGGTCAGCATCTTCTTGTTTTTGCTTTTTTGCTTTTTGCTTTTCTGCTTCTACTTCTGGATCTACAACTTTTGGTTGTTTAGGTTGCTTTGGAACATCTACCTTTGCTGCTTCTATCTTAGGAGCTTTAGCTTTCGGTTCTGGCTTTACTTCGGTCTTTGTTTCTTTTTCTTTTACAACCTCTTTAGTTGATGTAGGCTTGTCCTTAACCGCTGGCTTTTGAACTTTTTCGGGTTTTGCTACTACTTGAATTTTTATTGCTTTGATTGCGTTTACAAGAGTTGTTTGCAACCTTTTGATTGCCGTAGTCAAACCAGTAAAGCTTTTGGTAAAATCCCTCGATCCCGCCTTAACACTTTGGGCAATATTTTCCACCGCACCAACCAGATCGTTTGTCATCTCGTCATCTGATTTTAATGGAATATCTGCCATTATTTTATCCCTAGTGGTAAGCTTCCAAATTGCTTAATCCAAGATGATTTCATCTTAGCTTCACTCATCCCTAATGATGCTCCCATTTTCATAAAACTAAGGCATTTTTGCAACATCATATCTTCAATAGGAACGATTTTCTTTCTAGTATTCCATTCATGCTTTTCATCAGGAATATTAACAGGAATACCCTTATCATCTCTTCTCCGATAATAAAGTTCTACTATCTGCCTATCGGTCAACTTCTCAATCTCCCAAGGCCGAAGGAGATAAGGCTTATCCATCAAATTAACATAGTAGGTTTTTAAATTAGGTGGAGGGATTGGTTCTTTTGGATTAAAAGAACCCTCACCTACACCTTCTTGCCGTTTGGGAATGATTTATCCCGAACTATTTCCATTACGGCTTCAAACCTGTCATTTTCAGCAAGCATGATATCTTGAACTTCATTCTCAGGTGCTGAAAACAATATAGATGCGAATGCCAATGCTCCTGATGGAGTTGACAAAGATGCTATAGAATTCTCACTACCAAATGAATAAATTCCGCTCGCAATATCTCTTGTTACAGAAGAAATTGCTTCACGGAATTCAACAGGTTCTAACCTGTCTTTCATTGAGAAGATAGAATCGAGAGCTTTCTTCTCCATTCTCTTTTCAAATTCAGCTTTAACTTTTTGTGTAATGAGTCCAGCGGTGTATTTTTTCCCATTGTATTCAATGGTCAAAGACCCTTCACCGCTGGAATTTAACAAATTACCAACTGTATCTGACATGAATGCTTCCTTTCAAAAATTAAGGGGCAACAGGACCAACTCTAAAATCAAACTCGCCATATGTAGCAAATGTCACAGATATTTTTTGAACATCTTTTGCATCTGCTGTATAGTTCAACGAAGTTATAACGCAATTAGTTATAGTTACTGTTTGTTCTGGATCATCTCCATCACCAATACTAATAGATCCAACAGAACCTTGCTTCAATCCGTATCCACCAACAACTTCTAAAATATCAAGGGTTATCTCTGCTGAATACATACCAATGGCATGAGAGTCAAAACCTTGATTAATAAAGGTTGTAGTATCAATCACTTCTGCTTTTGAATTTACAGAAATATTTGTCGCTGGAAGAGGATCTGTTATACCAGAAAGAAAAACTTTTCCGTTTCGACCTGAAAGAATAGACATTTTAAAAACTCCTTAAATTATACTGAGAAGTCAGCAAAATTAACGGTAGGGGTTGAAGAAGGTATCAAAGTCAATTTTACCTTCTGAACATCTTTTACGGCAACATCATAAGTAACTTGGGTTACTGTGCAATTTTCAAACAAAAAGTCTGCACCAGCATTAGCAGCAGCAAGATATTCGTTTGTGGTCAATGTCGACTGAGTCGCTGTTGGATTTTCTGCTAAAAATGCTGTTCTATTGCCATCTTGTGAAAGCTTTAAATTAGCCTTCATACCAGCGAAAATAACTGGCATTTCTTCTTTATCATAAACTGCTTCAACAGTTATTTCTGCCGATTGAATCCCATCAGCAAGAATTGTATACCCTAATCCATTATAATTGCTTGCATCTGGAGTATCCATTTTTGTAGCAATAGTAACGGATGTGCAGGGAAGGAATACTGGGGTTAAAGTGTCTGTTCTTTCTATAAAAAGACTAGCTACTTTACCAGTAAGAAAAATATTATCTACTGCTGCCATGTTTGACTCCTTAAATTAAACTAAACCTTGTTCCATGAATCCATATGATACCTTAAAACCAGTAACATTGTAAACTGTATTCGGGTTGCTATTGACAGAAAACGGCTGAATACCTTTGATACTTATTCGTGATGGACTAAGCGAAGCTGGAAATTGGCTTATCTGATAAATTTCTTTTCTAATTTTGTACCTATCATCAAGATCCGTATACACTAGATCCCTAGCATATTCTTGAATGTAATAAACCCTGATTGAATATATGTACTCAGATATTCCACCAAAGGCTTCTATTCCTAATTCTTCGCCTTCTTCTGATGGTGCTATTACTACACATGGGAATGAATCAGATTCCCTTATAACCGCACCCTTACGCTTGTATACGGTGTAAGTTAAATCCACTAGCTTTTCTGCAACAGTATCCATGATCGTAGTGTAACGATCTGCTGCATTAGCTGCCATAATCGGTCTTGGCTTGCGATATATTCTGTTATTCATGTTTAACTCTGTTGAGTGCAATCAAGTCCGTAATACTCTCTGTTTCCAGAGTTATCAATTTGGTTGACATAATACTTAACCGAATTAACATCCGTTATTTCGCAATCAATCATGGGCTTGAAACCACTAAGGTTAGCTTTCCATACTAAAAATCTTGTAATGTTTTCAATCTTTGCCACACCACTTTGATCGGTGTAAGCTAATGTCATTGCTCTTCTAAATCCATAATTTGTAGTGACGGTAGAATTGTCTACATTTTTTAAATTAAGCACCTCTGGATTATCAAACACATGATATTCCTGAGACAAATTTAGCGTAGGCATACACACCTCTTACATGAATTGTGTCTTGTATGTTTGCGGATTCACATAAGTCAGAAGTTTGTTTACTTGCGTAATATGCTGCAAGGTTTGCTGCCTCCACTCTGTTCTAGAAACAGCAACACCTTCCCATGAATAAGAAGGTTGAGGGCTTGCAGAATCAGCCACCAATGCGTTTATGTAGTTGTCTCTTATAGTCAGGAGGTTTTCGGCTGGAGTTGGCATAATAACCTCTTAAAAAGAAAGCTAGGGGCCAAGAACTGGCCCCCAACCTCAGGGTAGGTAGGACTAAGCAGGGAGTCCTTGAACAACATAACGAGGATCAGTAACACCAGCAGAACCCCACCAAGAAGCCTTGATGGCAACTGCAATGTCCTGATTGAACTCGGCCCAGTTATTAGCTGGAGCTTGGACAACTTCCATAGGCTTGGCTTCACGCCATACGAAAGCCTTTTTGAAGTTACCCAAGTAAACATACTTGTCTGCTGTGGCAGCAGCAATACCGCTAGTTACCAACAGGTTTCTCGCATGAGCGGATGTGAGAAGACCATAGTTGTTGTCAAGCGGATTAGGACTTTCCAACTGCTCAACATCACCAGAAGTGGCAAAAGGCCCATTTTTGGTAACCGTCTGAGGATTCAAGATCCTAGAAGCAGTATACTTTTGGAAAGGCATAACAAGCATTTGCATACCAGGGCCAAAGATATCGATGGGTTTACCAGTATTGGGGTCTTTCATCTGGTAGAACAATTGTTCCAGCGTATTAATGCTAGCAAAATTGCTCAACGCATAAGAAGTCACCTTATTGATGAAACCAAAGGTCATGCCAGCTTGAGCGGTTGCTGAATAGGTATTCAGAGTAGCTTCTGCACCAGCAGCAGTACCGTACACATAGCTACCTGTTAGGCCAAGTACCGTGTTAAGAATTCTTTCTTCACGAACTAGACCGCAATAAGTACCTACGGATTCGGCAGATGCCAAAGCTTGGGATGTCTTGTCCGAATAAATCATTTCTGCGGTAATTGCACAGATTCTACCAACCTTTTCAATGGCTGGAAGTCGTACATAGTTACCAGAGAACTGGGTTTGTGGATAAGGCATACCGGGTTGAACCACTTCTGGCGAAGGACTGATATCAGACAACCAAGGAATGATCTCGGTTGAAAGGTTCTGACCAGCAGGGATAGTAGATACAAGTTGGTCACCAATGAATGATGCCAATTTGTATTTTTCTTGAACAGTGGTAATCAGAATCTGACCAGTAATGGCAGCAAAGTTAGAAGCATCAACTGCTTCGGTTGCTTCCATAAAGGTTCGTTCAGGCCCATTGAAACGATTAAGCTGTTCGGCCCAATCGTCACCCATGATGCCTTCTGCAAGACCTCTAAGGGAGATGCGATTTACCGCAACATCACCTTTAGAAATAGATTCCGAAAAGAACTGCTTGGTTTTAGCCAAACCATTTTGTTGGCCGAATTCCTTCAGCTTTTTACCTAGACTCTTCATACTAATCTCCTTAAAAAGTTGTGGATTATCGGGCCACAGGGTTTTGACTAGACAACAATTGGAATTTTACTACGCCAGTACCAGCAAGGGCTTCAACAACTCGACCGATAGCTAAAGCAGCGGAAGCAACTTTAACCAAGGATTGAGGCTGAAGAACGTTAGATACGGAAGTGGGGCCAACAAAATCCCCAACTAAAAGAGCGGAACCAGTATAATCACCAGCGTAGATACCAGAGCAATCAACCCGAATCTGGTTGGCTACCGAGTTACCGTACACAAGTGCTATATCTGCCCTCTTTAATTGACCTGACACACCTAGGAAAGCACTTGCAAACGCAGTTTGAGTGGTTGCCAAATTGGTATCCCAAGGAAAATCAAGAGCGGAGATCGCACTACCGGAAGATAGGGCTACTAGATCGCCAACTTGAATCGCCTTATTGGTGGCAACTGGAGCCACCACAGGATTAGTCGCATTGAAACTGTAAGTAATCGCCATTGATAGGACTCCTTAATGATGGCTTACTTGCCAAGGACATTTTCACGGAACTGTTGATAATTCGACTCGCCTTGGATTGCAGTCGAACTAACTGGCTTAACACTAGCTCTAACAAGAGCAACCTTTTTCCTGTCTTCAATCGCTTCTGCCCACATCGTTTCACCGATAGCGGAAAGTTGCTTTACAAACACAGGGGTTGCTTCCAATTTATTCTCTTTAAGCAGAGAGAATATTTTTTCTTCATTGAGTTTTTCGGCCTTCCACTTGCGAAGGTCTTCAAGTTCTTTTAAAGATTCTTCAAGTTCATCTTCGGTTGGATCTTCTTCAGTATCATCAACTTTAGCTTGTGCTGGTGTGCCAGAAGTAGGATTGCCTGTTACATCTGAGGTTTCAGCGGTCATATCACCACCGAGGCCAGTTGCAGTAGCAATAAGATCAAGAATCATCTTGCCTTTTGCCGAACCTTCACCTGGGCCAACGCAAATTTCCATAATTTTCTTGAGCATATCAGAAGCTGGTTCTTCTTGAGCCGGTGCAGCAGCAGGTGCTTCTGTGGGTGCAGCATCTGGAACCTCTTCCTTATACATTTCCTTGACAGGATTTTCTTCGGTCATCATTTTGTCATTTTTCATTGCAGTCTCCTTGGATTCAAAAATGGTGGTGGTAGTTGCAGGGTTAGCAACTAGATCCACCGATCTTACTCTGTCGATTCGGACAACTCTTTCTGTACCATCTTGATCTGGAATCGATTTTCCACTAACGAGATGGGAAAAGCCTACATCACCGAGGCCATTATTTTCTGCGAACCACAAAAACGAATCAATCCCATCAGCATGGGGGTTGTATCTGAAGTCAGCGTATAAACCTTCTGAGGTAAAGCGGACATTTTGAAGCCATCCTAGCCGATCAGAAAACAAAGGTGCTTCGGTTTTGTGGTCTTTATTTACTGGAGCGTTTTCGTATAGCGGAACCGCATCACGAATCGCTTTTGGATCGTAGATTCTGCCATTCATTGAGCTAAATCCAAGGACTTTTACACCGTAAACAATGCACTTGTTTCGGTCTACTACGCCAGGTTTATTTTCGATGACGGCATTCATAATACGATATTACATCCAATCGTCTAGTGTTGTCAACAATTATCCTGTTACAGTCGATGTTTTTGGTGCTTTTGCAGCGGGAAGGTTTGGTGGTGGTTCAGTCGAGTCAAGTTTTTCTGCTGAAGAACTTGACACAGGTTGAACTGGTTCGGGTATCTTAACCACTACATCACGAAACATAAGATCGATGATCTCAGGTGTGATGGCAGGGAAGGATGCTCTCGCAATCGCCTTGCCACTTTCCATTGGAATCTCACCGATAGTGCATCGATGAATAATATCGACAAGGTTTGCGATCTGTGCCCCATTGAGAGCAGAATCTTGAACTTGCTCGCCACCACCAATGCCTTGGGTAGCATTTCCAGACTCAACTCTTGATGAAGGATTCATCGGATCAATTTCCGTTGCACCCTTCTTCTCGTCAACAATTGGTTTGATGAAGTTTGATGCTTCGGTATCGTTATCAAGACCTAATTCGGAGCGAATTGTCTGAATAGACTTCACACCCATTGAATGGTACACATTGTTCATCTCCGCTTCCTTCTGATGCTCTCTTGATTGAAGAGAATACGCTTCAGAAGTTATCTTAATGTTCTTAAGAATCTCTTTTGGGATGATTCCGTGTTCGGAAGCAAGGTGAATCTGTGACCAAGCTAGAGACTTGTTTGGCTCAAATCGACATTCGGCCAAGGATCTTCCAACGATCCCTTGCCATCGTTCAAATGTTCTTCGTGCTGGTGCTTCTGCAATAAGTGCCGAAGAGTAGTTATTGTTACTTGCATCTCCTGACATGAGGGTTTCGCTGATCCCAAATCGTGTTGCAAGTGATCGCAAGTTGGCTTGCAAAACTTGGATAAGTCCAGCAGCGTCAACATTCGCCCCAGGGAATTCGTAGTCGATGTTCGCTGGTGCTGTGATGATTGATCCATAGCCAAACCTCTCCAATCCAATATTCTCTGTTGCACCCATATTATTGCTGCCACCAAGGGTAGCATCAATCTGTGAGTCAACTAAAGAAGCCATTGAGTCAGGAGCAACATTGTTTACTTTTCTGATCATCGCAACCTTAGCTCTAGCCTTCGCCATCGTGACTGTAGAAGCTAAAATATCCTCGCAATTCGTCAAATTCTGAAAAACAGGGTAGAAGGTCGTTAACCCACGCTTTGCGTTAGAATTAGTGCCAATCTTGATGTGTATGATCTCATCCGCAGGGATGAATGTAGGTTCTCTAGATACACTAGGCTTTAGAATGACTTGATAACCTAAGACGGAGTTAATATCGTCTTCTTCGCACACGATGCCAAACGAGTCTTTTGGCGAACCAATGTCTGTTGCATACCCTCTGACCAATTCTGGCTCAATAAAGCGAATTACGAGCATTCCATTGGCTTGTGGGAACTTCCTAATGAATACCTCTCCATCAACATGAAGTCGGTACACAATTTCATTCTCGACATCTACCATACTGTTGTATTCACGAAAGATGTCTAGTGATGCCTGACAGCGTTTTAACAGGTCTTCTGGAACTGGGTTCTTTAGATCGATTGAAGCAACCCGCCATTTAAATCCGGCAGACCCAACAACAAATGATTGAAAGCATTGAACTAAACCATGAGCAAACTCATTGGTAGCAAATACGAATCTAGCTCTATCTCTAATGCTTTTAAGCTGCCACCATGACAGATAGATCGGAAGTTGCTCACCTGACAGGTAATTGTCTCTAACCGCTAATTGAGCAGGATTGACCCAACCACCCATTCCAGCATTAGGAAACTGAAATGCACCATATTCTGAAGGATCGTTCCAAAACGGCCCCCATCCAGTTTGGTAACTTCCAGTATCATACGAAATAGACTCCGTGATCGATTTTTTCGACCTTGGAGTTCTAGGAGTTGTTTTCGGTGCTGGTTTTTTCTTTGCCATTTTTTTAGTGACCTGATAACTATTTGTTTACGGCCACAAATCCACTTAGTGTTCCAGATGTATTTCCAGATACTGTTAATTTTACCCCAGCAGCACTTATCAGAAGGCCGCCACCTTGTACTGCACTAGTAAGCGTTTCATATTGCGGAATATGGATCTTGCCTGACATTGCAGTTGTTCCATCCGCTTGAAAAAACTGAATAGTGCAATCACAATCTGGTTGCAATACAAATGCGTGAACATGAGATTGACCAGTTGCAGAAAGTGTGACTGTTCCTGGAATGGTTTGTGAAATTGGTATAGAACTGTCTGCTGGCATATAAACCTCCGGTTAAGATGTACACATTGTATTGGTTTTTATATGAATTGCAAGAGAAAATCATTTTGACGATTTGGGAAAAATAGAAAAATTTTTTGGATGCACTTTTGAATTTGACAAAATGAAACTTGACGATTCTAAAAAAAAGTCTCTGAGTTTAGGGTGGGGTGGGGGGTGGAAACCAGGTTTTGAAATATTAATAGGATAAACAACTTCATCGTTACAATATAAATATAGAATAAACATATTATGAGTTACACTATCTTAATTAATTAAGATAAAGTTTATCTTTAATGTTTTAAGATAATAAGATACAAACCTTGTCTTAAAAGATTATGAATATAATAATAGATAAAGTTTATCCTTAATAATATATGAATTAAAATGTATTAAATTGAGGTATAGTATTTTTATTTTATATCTATATATATTATATTATTATTATTATTATTATATAAGCAATATATAAGACTTTAAGCATACCATACCCCCCCATTCAATACATAAAAGATAAAGATAATACCTAAGCATATCAAATAGAATGAAATAACAATTTAAGCATGATAGATACCATGCATACCTTGATTATTTATTTTTACTACCACGCCAAAATAGACTAAAATATCAATTATTTTAAAAATCATAAGTCTATATATCATAAGGGTTTATGACAATATACTTAAAATTTTATGGAATATTTAGTATATTGCGATTGAACTATTGCCGATAATATGCATAATTACATCATAAGGTTATCTAATGCGGATAACTAAAAAGTAGAATGAAATGATAATAAGGGGTTTAATATGTTTAACTTTGTTTCAATTGTAATTGGTATGGTTATATTCTTTGTTGTTGTTGCCAATGTTGTTGATTCCAAGGTATTGCCCAAACTGCCTTGCAAGGTAATTGAGTCTAAAACATCCAAGATATAAGGAAAAAACTATGAATGATATTTGTATTTTGATCGAACAATGGGATTTAATCGAACTGGAGAACAAATAATGTATATTACTAAGTCACAATGCTTTGCGAATTACATGATTATTGGTTGTGGATATCATACAGATGTATTTGATATGAATACAGATAAAATGGTATTCGGTATTGATGCAATGGAAGCTAAAAATCATTGGTTAGCTTGCAAAAATAAATGTAAAAAGTTAATCAAGGATAACGCAATAACTGTTAACTAATATTGTTTATTAGTTATGTTTTCGGTGTGTTTTTTCACTATTTTTATAAAGGGTCATATCATGTTGAATTTGAATGTTATTGAAACCATTACCAATGAAACCATTGACAATGAAACAATGGAAATCAAGTTTAGTCAAACTACTAAAATGCCTTGGATTTCATGGGATACCCCCGCATGGGAATGTATTACCGGTTCTAAGCTTGCAAAGCTTGAAAATACGGTTTGTAGTGGTTGTTATGCAAATAAAGGGCGTTATACCTTTGGGGGCGTTAAAAATGCAAATACCAATAGATTTGAACAACTAAAACAAATGGATAAATGGAAGCTTGCATTTATCGAAGCTTTGCAAGCAAAATATAAAAGCTTAAGAGATAAATCTAAAGCTTATTTCCGTTGGCATACTTCGGGAGATATCCAAAGCTTAGATCATTTAAAAGCTATTGTAGAAATAGCAAATGCCTTACCATTAATCAAATTTTGGCTACCAACCAAGGAAATTGGAATTGTATCCGCATATACAAAATTCAATGAGTTTCCTGATAATCTTTGCGTAAGAATCTCAATGTTTAAGATCGATCAAATTCCTAGTTATTCCCTAGGGTTGCCTACTTCTACTGTAATTACCGATAAAGGCAAAAATGATGATATGCAACATCATTTGAACCTGTGCCATGCTAGCGAAGAAATTGATGGTAAGTGTGGAACTTGTCGCAAATGTTGGGATAAAAATACTTCTAATGTTGCTTACAAGTTTCATTAAAAGTATTCCAAAAATAGTCTCCAGTTCGCTTTTTTCCCTGTTTTTCCCCTGTTTTTTAACCTTATTTGGAGTTTATAGCATGATACCAACTATAAAGTTGACTATTTGTTTGCATGGTTCAAAAATCGGTATTTTAGAAATACCAAAAAGTATAGCCAACGAATATTTGCCGTGGTTAGATACATTAGTCAGGTTAAATGATATCCCTATTTATTATTATTCACTTACTCAAAAAGTGATAGAAGATAATCCACTAGTTCGCCTTGTTTACATTGACTAGGTAAGCACTATTAAACCTTATTTAATGCCATGCCATGCTATCTATTCTTAGATAGTGTGGATTAAGGCAATAGAAAGCATTATTCAATGCTTAATCGGTATTACTTAACCTTATTTGGAGCATCTCACAATGGCGAATATTTATGGCAATCCTAGTACACTATCTCAGTTTAAAAGTATACCTGTTAAGTATCGACAAGGTAAAACACCTAAACAATTATTAGAGTTACATAATTCTAGAATTCACCATCCTAGGATAAAAACTTATTCATTAATGAAGTTTATTAACTCTGATTACAATAATCATTTTAGGCCAAGAAATTGTATTACCATACCAATTGGAACAAGACGATCTAGTTATATTTCAAGAATTTATGATCATAAAAAGAAAAATTATACTGATATTCAAGCTTGTTTTAAGCCATCGCATTTAAAAACAAATAGTCACGGAAGATATTCAAGCCGGTGCAAATATGAGCGTTTTAGCTATACCCCTATGATTCAATCTTTCGGATACATGATCAATAAAAGCACCATGTATTTTAGAATCGATACCGATGATGGCATTATTTCAAGAGTAATAAAAGCCCCCAGAGGATTTCATTTTGCTATCGATCACCTAGGGTTTAAAATCCAATCCAATAGCATTAAATCAATGGACTACCACTTTACAGCTTTAGACTTGATGCCATATGCCATAAAGAAAAACGATTACAAGAGCGGGCAATTGATGGTTGCTATTGCTAAAGACAATTACAAAGCACGAAAACAGGTAAATTTAAAATCTGATCTTTTTTCACCCGATCCTAAAAAGGTAAACAAGGTAATTAAAGAAGCCGAACGGCTTCAAGTTCAAATATCTATCGTAGATTCAATCAGGGCGGGCAATTGCCTTGCTGGTACACAAGTTTGGGCAATGCGTAA